TGGGTTATATAATGAGTTGCATGATGCTGTAGATCCAATAGCAGAGCATTTAAGGACTCTACAAGCATATGCACCAGGGTCTATGAAAAGATTTTCTGAATTAACTGAAATAGAAGAGGAACTTAATATTCCCACTCCTATTGAAATGATGACTAAATTACATCATGATAATGATATTGTTCTACATACTTTAGATCTCGCTTTAAAATTTGCTGAAAAACTTGATAAACAAGGATTAGTAAATTTTCTAGGTGAAAGAATAGATGTACATGAGAAACATGCTTGGATGTTGAGGAGCTTTACAAAATAATGGTTGATGAAGGTTATTATGGAAACTCCAATCTCAAAAGAGTAGGGGAAATTATAGAATATACAGCCCACCAAACTAAAGAATTGGTGAGATGTACTGAAGATCCTGTATATTTTATTAAAAAATATGTGAAAATTGTAAATGTCGATAGAGGATTAATTCCTTTTGATATGTATGATTTTCAGGCAGATTTAGTTAATGCTTTTCATGAGAATAGATTCAGTATTGTAAAATTTCCAAGACAATCCGGAAAGAGTGTAACTACTATTGCTTTTATTCTTTGGTCTGTATTATTTAATGAAGAATATGTTGTTGCGATTTTGGCTAATAAAGGATCGTTAGCTAGAGAACAATTAAGTAGACTTCAAAAAGCATATGAATATCTCCCTAAATGGATACAACAGGGAATAGTAACATGGAATAAAGGAAATATAGAATTTGAAAATGGTTCTAAAGTTTTCGCATATTCTACTTCTGCTGATGGTGTTCGAGGAAACAGCTTTAATCTTGTAATGTTAGATGAATTTGCTCATGTTCCTCATAATATGGCCCTCGAATTCTTTCAATCAACATATCCAGTTATTTCTTCAGGTAAAACTACTAAAGTTATTATAGTATCTACTCCTAAAGGATTAAATCTTTTCTATAAAATGTGGGTGGATGCTGAAGAAGGGAGATCTTCTTATATACCACATGAAATACATTGGAGTCAAGTTCCTGGAAGAGATCAAAAATGGAAAGAAGAAACAATAAGAAATACTTCTGAAGAACAATTTCGCCAAGAATTTAATACCGAGTTTATTGGAAGTTCTGCTACATTAGTTTCTGGATCTAAACTGAGGACTTTGGCTTTCTTTAATCCAATATTATCAGAAGATGGTTTTGATATATATGAACAACCTCAACCCGAAAAGTTATATATTTGTATAGTAGATTGTTCGGAAGGAGTTGGACAAGATTATTCAACTGTTAGTGTTATAGATGTTAGTCAAGTTCCTTATGTTCAAGTGGCTAAGTTTAGAGATAATAAGATGCCATTATTATTCTTACCTAATACTATTTACTCTATAGCTACAAAATATAATAATGCTTTTGTCTTAGTCGAAACAAATAATATCGGACAACAAGTTATAGATATTCTTCATTATGATTTAGAATATGAAAATATATATAAACTTGAACAACATATGATAAAAGGATTGTCTATATCTGGAGGATTCAAAAGATCTTCTACAATTGGTATCAAAACAACAAAAACTGTAAAGAAAATAGGATGTGCCAATTTAAAAACATTAATAGAAAATGATAAGTTAATAATTAATGATTTCGACACAATAGCTGAATTAAACTCTTTTGTTAGAGTAAGAGATAGTTATGAAGCTGATAATGGAAGTAATGATGATTTAGTTATGGGCTTAGTTCTATTTGGTTGGTTATCTTCACAATCTTATTTCAGAGATGCAAATAATATTGATATCAGAAAAGTTATTATGGAAGAACAGAATCTTTTAATAGAAGAAAATTTAGTTCCTGTAGGTTATTTAGATAATGGCCTCGAAGAAAATATTTTCATTGATGGTGATGATGTGTGGTCTACACACTACATATCAAGTTTTTGATTTTATAAATAGAATATAAAGAATAAACAATTATATTTTATTTTAATATTTAACGAGGAGGAATCTAATGGGATTTCAGCTTTCACCAGGGGTAAATGTATCAGAAATCGATCTGACTACTATAGTTCCCGCAGTTGCAACATCAATAGGAGCTTTTGCTGGAGTTTTCAATTGGGGGCCAGTCGATGAGATAGTGGCTATTCCTGATGAAATAACTTTAGCATCTAGATTCGGAAAACCAGATATAAACAATTATGAGTATTGGTTTACAGCAGCTAACTTTTTATCTTATACCAATAATCTAAAAACAATTAGAACATCAAATCTATTAAGTACTCTTTCATCCACATCAGATAGATTAAAGCTACAATCTTTTCCAGTTAGTTCAGGAGGAACAGGATATTCTAATACTAATATTCTTCTTACTTCTGGTTTGGTTTCAGGTAATGCTGTAAATTTACAAGTACAAGTTAATGGAACAGGAAATGTTGTTGCGCTTAATATAATAAACATTGTTAATGATGGAGCATATGATTATAATCCACTAATAACTATTCCAGGTGGAAATAATGCTACATTTAATGTTAATACTACAATATTCAACACTAATTCTGCACTTATTAAAAATGATGACCAATGGTTATCTAACTTTTCAACAGGTAATACACAATATGGAATTTTTGCCTCTAGATATCCTGGTGTAAAAGGAAACTCACTACAAGTATCAATGGCAGACTCTGCTACTTATAGCACTTGGGCATATAAAACAAATTTCACATCTGCTCCTGGAACTTCTTCTTTTGCCGCTGCTAATGGTGGAGCAAATGATGAGCTACATATTATTGTTATAGATCAGGATGGATTATTTACTGGCGTTATGGGAACAGTTTTAGAAGTTTATCCATTTGTTTCAAAAGCTGTAGATGCAAAAGATGATAGCGGAAACACAAATTATTATAAGAACGTAATCGCATCTAAATCAAAATATATAAATTGGATGTGTCACCCAGCACAAGAATCTGGAACAAGTTGGGGAAGTATGGCATCTGCTGGTGTTTTTGCTTCATTAGGTGGGAATATAACTACTTCTCTAACAGGTGGAGCAGATGGTAATATATCTACTGCTAATGTTGTCACATCATTAGACTCGTTCTATAATGCTGAGACTGTAGATATTTCTTTAATTATTACTGGCCCAGGATCTCTTCCTATTGTAGATGAGGCTATTAATATTGCAACTTCTAGAAAAGATTGTGTGGTATTTATTTCTCCACCAAAAGCTGCTTGTGTTAATAATTATGGGAATGAAGTAACTGATATCACAACATTTAGAAATACTCTTACTTCAACATCTTATGCCGTTTTAGATTGTAACTGGAAATATCAGTATGACAAATATTCAGATGTTTATAGATGGGTTCCTGTAAATGGCGATATCGCTGGTTTATGCGCTAGAACTGACCAACAAAGAGATCCTTGGTTTTCTCCTGGTGGTTTAAATCGTGGAATAATCCAAAATGTCATCAAATTAGCTTGGAATCCAAATAAAACTGATAGAGATAATCTTTATCCTATTGGAGTTAATCCTGTTGTAACATTTAACGGAGAAGGTACTGTTCTTTTTGGTGATAAGACTCTTCTTTCAAAACCTTCAGCATTCGATAGAATTAATGTTAGAAGATTGTTTATTGTTTTAGAAAAAGCCATATCAACAGCTTCTAAATATTCTCTTTTCGAATTTAATGATCAATTTACTAGAGCACAATTTGTAAGTATGGTTGAACCTTTCTTAAGAGATGTTCAAGGTAGAAGAGGTATTACAGACTTTAGAGTAGTATGTGATGAAACTAATAATACTGGGCAGGTTATAGATTCTAATCAATTCGTTGGCGATATTTATATTAAACCAGCTAGAAGCATAAATTATATACAATTAAATTTCATTGCAGTACGTACTGGGGTTGATTTTACGGAGGTTGTTGGGAAATTTTAAATTAAATTTCTTGAATAAATACAGTACCAATATTGGTACTGTATTTAAAAATAAAAATAAATAAGTGTTTAAGGAGATATAATAAAATGGCTTTTTCAGTAAATGATTTCAGAGCGCAGATGATTGGTGATGGGGCTAGACCCAATCTATTTGAAATGTCTATGCCTTTCCCAAGTTTTTCAGAACCTGGAAATGCACAAACTAAATTAACTTTTATGTGTAAAACTTCTCATTTACCAGCTTCTATTGTAGCAGCTATTCCGGTAAGTTATTTTGGAAGAGAATTAAAATTCGCTGGTAATAGAACATTTAGCGATTTAGCGATAACTATTATTAATGATGAAGATTTTTCTGTTCGAAATGCCTTTGAGAGATGGTTAGTAGGAATTAATAGTCATAAATCTAATCTAAGAAATGCTGGTGCTCTTCCTCCTGTTAGTTATACTACTGATGCTACAGTTATTCAATATGGAAAAACAGGGGATATTTTAAAATCTTATAAGTTTATTGGTGCATTTCCAACTGAAGTATCACAAATTGATCTTGACTGGGGTGCTAATGATCATATGGAAGAATTCACTGTAAACTTGGCATATCAGTGGTTCGAAGCTGTTGCAGATAATGTTGTATAAATAAAGTAAAATAAAGTGAATAATACTTTAATTATACGATAAGGACTTGTAATGGCAATAAAATTGTTTGGATTCACAATAGGCAGAGAAGGTGTTGTTCAAAATCAACCACCTTCTCAGCCTTCATTTTCATTACCAACAGAAGCATTGGATGATGGTGCTGTTAATATCACTTCAAATGCTCATTATGGTACATATGTAGATCTAGAAGGTTCTGTTCGTAATGAATTAGAATTAATAACTAGATACCGAGAAATGTCTAACCATCCGGAATTAGAGATGGCAATTGATGATATTGTTAATGAGGCAATTGCAAGAGATGAATCTGGAAGAATTTTAGATATTAATTTAGACAAGTTAAAACAGCCGGAAGCAATTAAAAAGAAAATCATAGACGAATTTAATTTAATTTTAAAAATGTTAAATTTCAAAAATCTTGCAGATGATCTTTTTAAGCGTTGGTATATTGATGGAAGACTTTTCTATCATGTAGTAGTAGATTCTGAAAAACCAAAAGAAGGTATAAAAGAATTACGTTACATTGATCCAAGAAAAATAAGAAAAGTAAGAGAAATTAATAGAGATAAAGATAACAAAACCGGAGCAATGATTATTAAGTCTATGGCAGAATATTATGTATATTCTGATCGTGGAACCACAACACAAACATTTACAGCAAGTGTTAATCAGGGCGTAAGAATAGCCGCAGATTCAATTCTCAATATAAATTCTGGAATGATGGATGCAAAAAATACATTCGTTATTTCATATTTACATAAAGCAATTAAACCTCTAAATCAATTGAGAATGGTTGAAGATGCTGTAGTAATTTATCGTTTATCTCGTGCTCCTGAAAGAAGAATTTTTTATATTGATGTTGGTAATCTTCCTAAAGGTAAAGCAGAACAATATTTAAGAGATATTATGGTTAAATATCGTAATAAAATGGTATATGATGCAAATACTGGAGAATTACGAGATGATAGAAAACATATGTCGATGTTGGAAGATTTTTGGTTGCCAAGACGAGAAGGTGGTAAGGGAACTGAAATAACAACTTTACCGGCTGGACAAAATCTAGGAGAAATGGAAGATGTTAAATATTTCAGGGGGAAACTTCTAAATGCTCTAAATGTTCCATTATCAAGACTAGAACCTTCAGATGGTGGGATGATCGGAATTGGAAGATCAACTGAAGTTACTAGAGATGAGGTAAAATTTTCGAAGTTTATCAATAGAATTAGAATTAAATTTTCAAAACTATTTGATGAAGCTTTAAGTGTTCAATTAGCTTTAAAAGGTGTTTGTACTAAAGAAGAGTGGGCAGAATTTAAAGAAGATATTTACTATGATTATAAAAAAGATAACAATTTCACTGAACTAAGAGATTCTGAATTACTTAGAGAAAGAATTACATCTCTCCAAATGATTGATCCATATATCGGAAAATATTATTCAAACGAGTGGGTAAGACAGCATGTTCTTCAGCAAAATGAAGAAGATATTCAAAATCAAGATAGAAGAATAAAAGAAGAAGAAAAATTAGGAATAACTTCTATTACTCAGGATCAACAAGCAATCGAACAACAAAATAA